GATTAGAATACAGTTGCCAACAATTAATGATATAAATGGCAATCCTGTTCAACAAACTATTCCGTTCGCAGGACAATGGATAATTAAACTGTACAACACAAGAGAAGAACAAAGACAGAGCCTTAGTAAGGTTCTTAGACCTAAGGCGGATTTATAATGCAATGGTTCTATGATGCGCAGATAAGAAGATATATTACACAGACTATACGTGTGTTTAGTAACTTTGTGGTCAAATATGGCGACGGTACACTACATCGTATACCTGTAGTCTATGGCGATGCTGACAGACAAGCCGCTAGTATCCTAAGACAAAACAGTGAAAATGCTGTTAATAGTATACCGCGTATCAGTGTGTATGTTACCGAACTAAAATTAGATAGAGATCGCCTAGCTGATCAAACATTTGTAGATAAAGTACACATCAGAGAGCGAGATATCAGCACTGATGGCACACAATATCTTAATACACAGGGCAAAAATTATACTATTGAACGTATAATGCCTACTCCATTCCAACTAAAAATGAAAGTGGATATTTGGAGTGCTAATACAGATCAAAAATTACAAATTCTAGAACAAATATTAGTATTGTTTAATCCCAGTTTAGAATTACAAACAACTGACAATTATATCGATTGGACCAGTTTAACTGTTTTAAATTTAGAAGACATAAATTGGGACAGCAGAACAGTACCTGTTGGGAATGATACGCCTATTGATATCGCTACAATTACAGTCAGTACACCTGCTTATATTAGCCCGCCTGTTAAAGTTAAACATCTTGGAGTTGTTACTAAGATCATTGCCAATATGTATGGCAGTAGTGTTACTAGCGGAACTTATATTGCTGGTCTAGGCCAAGATCCGTTAAGTCCTACTACAACGCTAACTGATATACTTGGAACTAGTACTACAACTGTTACTGGTTACAAAATACAAGTGTACAATAATCCACAAGGTGTTGGTCAAGCATTATTATTAGGGCCACACGAAAGTGTTATACCAGCTGAGCCTAGTTTAGAACCGGGTGTTAGACAAGGTCCTGGAATTAATTGGCTTGAAGTTTTTAGTCAATATCCAGGAAAATATGTAGCAGGATCTAGCCAGTTATTTTTACTACAACCTAATCAAACATTTGTTGTAGGAACGATTGCTCTTAACCCACTAGATTATACAGTATTAACTGTTAATTGGAATGCCGATACATTGACTACTAATACTGGTATAGATAGTAATGGCGTGTTAGATTACGATACAATACACTATAGCCCTAGTACTAGTTATAGACCTAATAGTCCAGGCACATTTGATGCTATTATAAATCCGCAGACATTTAATCCACATCGTCCCCATAACGAAGTTAACCCTCCTAATGTAACAGTAGCAGTAGGTACACGCTATTTACTAGTGGAAGATATCGGTGCGGCAATCAATGAGGAACCTGCGCATGAATGGGGTGCGTTAGTGGCTAAAGCTAATGATATTATCGAGTGGACGGGGTCAGTGTGGCATGTGGTGTTTAATTCTGCTCACGATCACAGCGCCTTAGTGTGGCAAACGAATATATACACTGGAATACAATACTTATGGAACGGTGTTTCATGGGTTAAGAGTTTCGAAGGTGAATATACGGCCGCACAATGGAAAATAGTACTGTAAAAGAATCAATTGTTTGTAGTGGAGCATTGTTTTATGCCAAGTCTACACGACGTTTTTTACTACTACAAAAAGCTCATGGCAAGCATGAAGGTACTTGGGGGTTAGTTGGTGGTACTAATATCACCGGCGAAACTCCTTGGCAAGGTCTTCAACGTGAAATTGCCGAAGAAATTGGTACAATTCCTAAAATTCTAAAAACAATTCCTTTAGAAACATTTGTATCAAACGATAGAGTCTTTAATTTTCACACTTATTTGTGTGTGATAGACAAAGAGTTTGTTCCTGAACTTAGTGACGAACACTATGGCTGGTCATGGGCCACAGTAGACCGTGCTCCGAAACCGTTACACCAAGGCCTACGTAATAGCTTTAGTAGTAAAACTATTCGTACAAAACTACAAACAATATTTGATTTAGTGGAATTAATATAATGCTATTACCAGTATGGATTACCGATTTACCCAGAATTGATAACTGGGATCATTATTATCATGATCTAGTAAGGCAACATAAAGAACATACCTATGGTACTAATTCCAACGGGGACATGATTAATAATTTTATCATTGATGATCCAGACGGTGTGTGGGATAATTTATATCAACAGTTTCTTAACAAAAGCGTAGAACTATTTGGAGGATTGGCTATATCTCCAAATAATTCAAGAAAGTGTTGGTTATACAGCGCAAACAACTCACATTATTTTAGAGGAATTCATAATCATAGAAATACTGCTATGATTAATGGAGTTTATTATTTTTCAGTTCCTAAATCTGCTTACTATGAAGGAGCATTGACTTTCTTTGATCGGGATAACAATGATCTATGGACTTACAAACCCAGAGAACAGGACATGGTTATATTTCCGGGATTCTTGAATCATGAACCTAGTAAATCTAACACCGACACTTACCGATTTGCTATTAATATGGAAATACTATGCGACTGGCCCAGCGCATGGGGGCCAGTGCCTGATGATTACACTTGAGTTTTAAATTGTTCTTTTAAATTTTGTACCCAAGCATCAAATGTTCTAACATCTGCTTGTAGAACACAAAACGGGTAGCGCATACCGCCGTCTTCGTGAACAAATCCGTTAGCATGAATACCAATGCCGGTGCCGTTTACTAATTGATAAATTTCACTGTCTTTATAATCATAAGTTTCAGGTTCTTCTATCTTAAAATGTTGTTTAAGCATAGACGATAATTGTGTGAGACCGTGTTGCTCACAAATTCTAGCACACTCATTAGCTGCCACTTGGTGGTCTTCTGTAATACTGCCATAATCAAAAGGTTTAATATCCATTAATTATTTGCTCCTTTACTTTGTTTATGACCTATGCCTTTACGTTTATCGTAAGCATATTCTGGATAGTTTGGTCCATTTTTATCAATGTAATGTAAAAATGCCTGTACATGATAACTGCCTTCTTCGGCATCAAATATATCACGCCAGTGTTCTACATCGCATCCTCGATAAATTACTACATCGCCTGGATTCATATCTATTCTAACTCCTGGATTATTTGAGCTGACAAATTTACCATCAGGCATTGGTGTATTAAAACTTAATTCGTCCACATAAATTCCCCATCGATAGTCCGGATCTTTATGATTATATTTAAATCCTAAACAAACTGTAGTACTAATTTCACAACTAGGACGATCTTTATGTCTAAATAAATCATCTCCTGATTTATAAACTCTATAATAACTATATGTAGGACATAGTTCTAGTCCAGTATGTTTTTCCATATGGGGCAACATAAAGTGCATTAGCGTTTCCATCAATGTATCACTGTATATACTGTGTGTACCTGGTACTTGCTGACCCGTTGTTTCGGGATGAAACTCTGTTTCCATTTTTAGTAAAGCATACTTAGTTGCTACGTTACAAATTTCTTCCGGAACGAGTCCTGGAACAGAAGTATAATGATGTTGTTTAAAATATTCTAAATTGGTCATTTATATGGTTTTCCTAAATTCCACATTACTAGGCTAAAGCGTGTACCCCTGGTTACCGGAGTCACTTGGTGGTGTACAAAACTAGGAAATACAATTATACTTCCCTTTGGTCTAATTTCTTTACAAGTGTGATAACGTTTATCGTTGTGCGGACCAAAATCAAACTTTAAGTCTCCGCCATCGTAATTATCAGGATTAGTTAAATTAACAGTCATACTAATCTTACGAATTTTACCTACTTTGTTATCGTCCATTATTTTATAACGACTTTTAGGAATAGGATTATTAAACGCATCGAGTACACGAGTACCATCGGGATTTAAAACTACTTCGTCCTTTTCAGGATCAAATTTTTGATAAATCTCAGGGCCAGCATCGGCGTGCCAGCCATAAAACTGTCCAACACCATACTTGGTAAATTGACAACTTTCGGACCAGTCCCATTCAAAATTCCAACCTGCTTGTGCGTTAGCTTGATGTACAAATGGTTGTAGTAAGTCATAAAGCCATCTGTCATCGAGCCATGCTACTTTTGTATCTCTGATATAAACTTCTTCAGGATTAATACCTTTTAGTTTTAAACCTTGTTTAGTTAATGCTCCTGCTGAAATGTCGCCTGCTGGAGCATCTCCAATATTTCCACCTTTTTGTTTAAAATCAAATGTGGTAGCATCTGTAGACCGCTCGCCATACAAGCGTTCAGTTTCGGCCATTTTGTCCATGCCGTAGTCGATAATCTTATTGCAGATATCGTGTGACAGTGCTTCTTTAAACCAAAAATAATTATTTTCTAAAATCATTTATAAGCGTTCCCGTGTATATTACCAGAGATAATAAATTTCTTACCTTTTTTAACTGTTCCTATGCTAAATGGTAAGAAACTAGGAAACACTAACATTGTTCCGGGTGTGTTAACTGTATCTTGATCCAATTCAGTATTTAAAAATTCAATTTCTCCTCCAGTGTATTCCGAAGGATCACTTAGCGTGATTAAAAATGATAATTTTCTAGTAGTCATTTCTGGGTTAATTTCAGAATGCGTATTATAAAAATCACCTTTGTTATATCTTACTACCTGTGGATAATCATTATCGATCAATCCTAGTAATTCAAAATTATAAAATTCTTGATTAGCTGCAACAATAGCATCTCTAAACAATGTAAACGGAAAACTATCTATTGATCCACGAACACGTTGTGATGTTGCGGATTGTATTTTACCTTTTCCTGTAATTTTAACCTCGGCCCATAACTCATCAATACAAGAATCTAAGATCGATTTACATTGTTCTTTAGTAAACAACGGTGTTGATGTAATTGATAACATAGTTGCTACTGATGCCGGAATTAACGGCTTGTTTGTAGTTTCTAACAATTCTTTATTAACGTCTACAGAAGCACTGTCTGTAAATTTCTCAGTAGTATTATCGGTTTTATCGGGGTTGGTAAACATAGGATCCTCTTTTTCTAGCAATATTTAGTGAGTACAAAAACTCAAACATTTAGATTTGATCTATCATTTTCTTAACAATCTTTTAGAAGCTTCGTAAAATGGTTTTAGCTCTTTAATAAAACTCATATTAGATATGTAATTCCAAGAATCAGCAATATACCTATCTTCTTCTGTAGCAGTTTCTACTAGCAATTCTGTAGCAAAATCTTTAGGAATTGGTATAAGTTGACACAACGGAGTGCCAGCTTTAACTTTAGTAGTACCGTCGAGTATGTGCCAGTATAGTTGTACATTTACTTCTATACTTTGTTCTGGATCAAAAATTCCCATGGCCGAAGTAAATGCGGTATGCTCCGGGTATGCTATAGGCATTTGTAAAAATACAATATCCGGAGAACTAAAAACTCGCCATCTAGTATTAACTTTAATTAGAGATTTTAGTGTATCTTGTCTAAATGGAACATACCTATGTAATTGATTTGGCCCATGAAAATCTATGTAATCGTGTCCTTGAAATTTAGCATTAGTAGGAGCAGACCAATGAAAACCCGAATCATCTTCAGTCTTTGTAGTAATTGTGAAATCGATCGGGGCTGGCACAATAAACCCCGTTCTGTTCAATTGAATTATTCCTGGGCATCTGTTTGTACCACTAAATCTAGTATCCACAGGCTGTGTTTTCATTGTTTCTTTGTAGTCCATTGCCGCCGCTCGCATCCAATCCCATTTATAATCGGATGATTTAATAATAGGATGGGCAAACTCTACTCCAGGCATTAGATTAACAAATCTAGCAAAGGGTTGCTTTTTTTTAAAAAACATATAAATTATTTTTCCTGTTATGTTAAATGATATGTTGGATTATCGTTTTTTAATAAGTTCAAATCAATGTTGTAACCCTTGATATAGTATTCCATTATAAATCCATCGTGCGTAGAATAGTCAAAAAATCTGTTGTGTTCCTGACATCTATTAATCCACACTTGAAAACATTTAGAATTCTTTAATCTTTCTATAGCACGGGGACGGATATAGTTCCAAAAATCACTATCTAAGTCGTGTTCTATGATATAGTTTAAGGCAATAATATCTTGAACTTGTTCCATTTGATTTAAATGGATAGCATTGATTAAAAATCCTAATTTTTCTGGTGGTTGGAATATTTCGTGTATAAACTTAGCAACTAAATTTAGATAGTAATGTAAAGGAATAGCATGATGAGGTTCAAAAAAGTATAATTTATTCCCTAGTGCTAAAATACGTCCGTCTAATGCTTTCTTTTTATAGTAAGGATCCCATGATAGTTTTAGTAAATCAGTAGTATCTATATTTTTTAGATTTGAATACTTTTCGCCTGCTTGCTCTTTAGTTAAGAATTTTTTATTGTATAAAAATCCCCAGGCTTTTCTGTGCTGTAGTGGTACTCCAAACATCCAGCCATTATCATGGAAGTGTACAGATGTATACGGCTCTTCATATTTTTTAAAATCTGGATATAGTATAACTGCGTTAACAGATTCAAACGGATCAGTAACATAAGCTCCACTGGCAAAATCTTCTGCGGTTGGATTTCCACGGCAATCTAGGATATAGTCAAACTTATAAGAATTATTTTTACAAGTTACTGTAACAAAATCATCGTTTTGTTCAATTGAAACAACACCATCGTTTACTTTAGAAAAAAACGAATGACGTTTTGTCAAGTTGTCAGTAATATACTTGCTAAATTTTTGACTGTTTACATGGGCACCTGGACGCATGTGCCATAAATGGAAATTCTCAGCATCTTTAAGTAAATCGCCCATGTGATACCTAGAAAAATATCTAGGTGTTCCATCTACATCATCAAGGAATTCAAAAAATTCAAGACCTAACACCGATTGCATTATAGCAATAACCGAAGGACTTATACCTTCACCAACTTGCGCAATTGGTATATTTTCATCGTGTATACAGGTAATTTGAAATGGTTGATAACTAAAACCCTCGTGTAGAAATCGATCAGCCATCGCTAGTGATGCTACTGCGCCTGCCGCTCCGGCTCCTATGATACCTATTTGCATAATATATTCCTTAGTTGATGATATTTATTGGCATGGAAAAAATAAGGTTGCGAACTTGAAAGAATAATTATATAATAACACAAACAAGGAATTTTGTGACTAAAATTGACAATCTATTAGTTTTGGATAATGCCTTAACTGCCGAACAATGCGATATGCTGATTGAATCGGGCTCGCTTAATTTAGATAAGAGTGATTTAGAATCTCATTTAGGTTATGAATTCCATGAATGGAAAATGTGGAATACCAACACAATTATTCGACCACTAACTGACCTCGTAGTTCAAAAATATCGAACTCAATTTCCAGCTATTAATTATACAGAAACATTATGGGGAGTTGGAGATTGGCGGTTTAAACATTTTCCTCCAGGATATTGTTTTCAAGATTGGCATCAAGAACATAGTGTAGAAAACTCTCTACGTATTGCTTGTATTCTAGTGTATCTCAGTGATCATGATTGTGGTACAGAATTTTTAGCTACAGGTGAAACTATTAAAAGTGTCAAGGGAAGAGCTATAATGTTTCCTACCAGTTGGACACACACTCACCGAGGACAACTATGTCCTGAAAATAAATCAAGATATATTATGAGTGCTTACGCATACCTAACCGACATGAGATCAAATGAGCAATAAAGATATAGTTAATGTAGGAGTTAGCAGGGTACATAATTCTGCCGTTACTGTACTAAAAAACGGTGAGTTAGTTTTTCATCTGGAAAACGAACGTCTTAGCAATATAAAATACGATGGTTATTGTTTTCAAACAATGGCAAAAATTCCTGAATATGTGGATCACGTGGATCATTTATGTATAGCAGGTGTTAGAAAAACAGTTCCTATAGAAAGCTATACTGATCACGATGCTTTTACTACATTCATTACACATTTAAACAATCATTTTTATAAAAAAGAAATCAAAACACACGACTTATGGTCACAACATCACAAACTACATGCAGCTTGTGCTTTTTATAACAGTGGATTTAAAGAAGCAGTATGTATAATTAAAGACGGCATGGGGTCTGATTACTATATTGACGATCCTAAATTTATCAAAGGATCTTATGGAAGAGAATCCTTTAGTACATTTTTAGCCGGATATCCAGCAATATTTGATCTAATTGATAAAAGTGTTGTGGTTCCATTTACGTGCGATACGGTGGTCAACAGGGTAGTTAAAATTAATAATAGTCCAAGTGAAGGACAAACATTTCAAGTTATATCTAGTCATTTTGGATTTCATCCGCTCGATGCTGGAAAAGTTATGGGTATGAGTAGTTATGGAAAACCTGATGAGTCTTTTCCGCCTATTATTGTTGATAAAAAAACAAATCCTAAATTATTTAAAATAAGTGATGTTGGTGTATCTGAACTAAGTTTGAATACCGACATATTTCCCACCCTGACTGATGAATTTCAAAGCCAAGCAGATTTAGCCTACGAACTTCAACAACAAACTCAGCAAGAAGTTAAAAGATATATTTTAGAAATGGTTGAAAAGACCAAATGTAAAAATGTTGTCTTAAGCGGCGGATACTTTTTAAATTGTGTTGCTAACTATGAAATATTAAGAGATCTTCCAGATGATATTGAAATTTATGTAGAGCCAATTAGCAGTGATGCGGGCACTAGTATTGGAGCTGCCAAATATGTATGGCACGCCACTACTAATGACATGACCATTAGACCGCAAAAAGACATTTATCACGGGCTTGTACACAATTATACTGAACAAGATATTTTAAATCGTTTAAAAACAGAAACATATAAAAAAGTAACACCTGCGGATATAGCACAGTTGATAGCGGATAAAAATATTGTAGCATTGTATCAAGGACGCAGTGAATCTGGGCCACGAGCATTGGGCAACAGAAGTATACTGTATGATCCAAGAGATCCTAATGGAAAAGATCATGTTAATACTGTAAAAAATCGTGAATGGTTCAGACCGTTTGCTGGTACTGTGTTACATGAAAAAACTAATGATTGGTTTGATTTAAGAGGATTAGAAGAAAGTTCATTTATGATGTATGCGGTGGATGTGCTAAAAGACAAGCAAAGTATAATTCCAGCAATCACTCATGTAGATGGGACTTGTAGAGTACAAACATTAAAGCAAGAAATTAATCCTAATTATTACAAACTGATAGAAGAATTTGATCGTATAACTGGTGTTCCAATACTATTCAACACTAGTTTTAATCTTGCGGGAGACTGTATTTGCGAAACTATAGATGATGCGTTACGTACTATTAGGAATAGCAGTATAAACTATCTTTACTTGCCAGAATTTAATTTATTAATTTCAAAAAATTGAAAACGCTTGTACCAAGTGGCTATTGTCCAACGGTTGCCTTGAGTAACTGGTGAAACTTCGTGGTACATTTCATTACCTTTAAAAGTAATTATTTTACCTGTTTGCGGAGTTATATCAGTTCCACTTATATGTGTATGACCACCTTCAAAATCATCATTTAAATAAATTATAGAAGTATACGGATGAAAATTTAAATCTATATGTCTAGCTTGACGGCTTTGTTCTGGCCAATGTACTACTCGACTATAGTTAGGAAATACGCAAGGATCTATTGAAATTATATGTGCCGCTATACGAGCATTAATTAATTTAATAGGATCAGTTGAATCTCGTGTGTTTTTGTTACACATGGATAACACGGTATCCTGGAGATCTATTATATTAGTATCAAAAAATTCTTCTCCAAATTCTGAGTAGTGTATTTTATGGAAATTAATCCACCAAGCACACTCCTCACTAGTTAAAAAATTTTCTACTACTGTAATAGACACAATTAGTATCTTACAATAACAATTCCTGGGCCGCCATTTCCGCCGTATCCGTTACCGGTTCCAGCTGGTCCGCCGTAGCCACCGCCTCCACCACCGCCACCACCGGTAGCAAAACCGCCTGGCATTCCGTTACCGCCGTGCATGCCGCCCATACCGCCACCGCCCATACCACCCATACCTGGATTATTAGTACTACCAGATTGTGAACCAGTGCCACCACCGCCACCACCGCCATAGTAAGTTTCGTAACCATTGATTCTGAACAGTACTCCAATGCCGCCTGCCGCAGGAGCAGTATTACCACCAGATTGTCCAGCTCCACCAGCACCACCACCGCCTGCTCCTAACCAAGGAGCACTTTGTCCCGGTGCGTTATTTCCGCCTGGCCATCCGTGTCCAATTGCGTTACCGTGAGGATTGCTTGATTGTGTTCCAGGCCCTGGGCCATTAACGTTACCACCAGCACCACCGCCTGATCCGCCTGATAGTCCTGGATATCCTGAAGGTCCAGAACCACCGCCACCACCGCCGACTGCGGTTAAATTTCCAAATACGCTATTACTTCCATTTGAACCTGGTTGTTGGCCTGGGCCTCCGCCGTTACCACCTCCACCAACTGTTACTGGAATACCAACACCGCCGGTTACTGGATAAACTCCATAGTGAACTACTCCACCAGCGCCGCCGCCACCGCCGCCGTCAGTTCCGCCTGAACCTGCGCCAGCATTACGACTACCGCCTCCGCCTCCTCCGGCAACTACTAATACTTCAACTGTAGTAATACCTACAGGAGGTACAAATGTATAACTACCAACTTGGTTAAATGTGTGAATAGTTGTTTTTAATGTGTTGTAACCATATCCGCTACGATCAGCAATATTACCGTTAATAGTAGATGCTGGTGTATTTTCAAATTGTAGCCAAAGTGTTCCATTATAGTATTCACTACAATTTAAAGTTGTATTGAATCTCAACATTCCTGCTGCAGGACTTGCCGGACGTTGTGCTGTTGTTCCGGCCGGTAATTGTAAGTATCCTGAGCCCGATATCGTTGTATCTACTAACTGTGCCATGTATTTTCCTTAATATCTGATGATAACAATACCAGAACCGCCTGGAGCACCAGAACCGCCTGGCAGATTGCTAATATACGGACTATTTCCAGCGCCACCGCCGCCACCTGAGCCAGTACCGTTAACACCTGGTTGTCCGTTTTGGCTAGCATCCATTTGGTTTCCGCCGGCGCCACCAACACCACCAGCAATATAATTGCCGCCAAACGCACTAAATTCGCCTCCGCCAACACCACCTAAACTTGTACTTGGTCCAGCTCCGCCACCTCCGCCGCCAGCGGCATACATTGTAGTGTAACCAGTAATATTACTATATCGACCTTGTCCGCCATTACCATAAGCACCACTTGATCCGGATGCCGCGCCATTGTTTGCTCCAGCGCCACCGCCACCTGCTCCTGTATATGGAGCACCTGGTGGGTTTGAAGCACCACCGTTACCAAAGCCAAATAATGTTGGACTATATGGCGTTTGTGTTGCGCTAGTTCCTGGGTTAGCATTACCACCAGCACCACCTCCAGAACCGCCTGGATAAGCAGTTGGACCGCTTGGTCCAGAACCGCCACCACCACCACCTAATGCTATGGCAGCACCAAATACACTATTTCCGCCTGATGCTCCTGGGCTTTGTCCGCCTGGATTGGGACTTCCTGCTAGACCACCACCAGCGCCACCGGCGCCAACTGTAACTGTATAACTTTGACCGGGAGTTACAAAATAAGTGCCTTCTAACATACCACCAGCACCACCACCGCCACCGCCGTCGGTGCCGCCACCGCCTGGTCCACTGTTTCGTGTTCCACCGCCACCACCACCGCCGACAATTAATACCGCTACTTGTGTAACTCCTGGAGGAGCAACCCATGTATATGTTCCAACAGAAGTAAATGAGTGTACTGTATCTTTTCTTATACTACCGCCACTGCCTTGTGTACGAATTGGATACCATTGTGTTCCATCATTATATTCCATTTGGTTGGTACTAGTGTTAAAACGCATTTGTCCAGCTGAAACGTTTGTTTGAATAATAACAACACCAGATCCACCATCACCAGCGCCGCCCCATGAGCCATAGTATGCTCCACCGCCGCCGCCTGTATTAGCTACACCGTTATTTGGTGTTAGATTGTAACCAGTTGTAGTTCCACCGCCACCTGCTCCACCTAAATAATAAACACCTGATTGAACTGAATATAAACCTTGTACGTTACTTCCGTTTGGTGCTGGTCCGCCGCAGCCACCGCCGCCGCCGCCGAAGAATTGATTAAAGAATTTTACACCGTGGCCGCCGCGTCCTGAGTTGTTGCCCGGGAATCCGTAAGGTTCTGGAGTTTGTCCGCCTGCTGTTCCAGCGCCACCGCCACCTGCTCCACCTGGGCTTGCTTCGCCAGGATTACCATATTGTACCCAGCCTGGAGGTTGTCCTGGTTGTGTTTGACTTGGTTGTGTGCCTGTTCCTGCTGGACGACCACTACCACCACCTCCACCTGATCCACCTGGTGAACCATTGGTTGAACCAGCACTTCCACCGCCTCCACCACCTCCAATAGCTGTTAAACCATTGAATTGACTATTACCGCCGTTTTGTCCTGCGTTAACACTACTAGTTCCTCTGCTGCCGCCAGCGCCGACAGTAATTGGATAGCTGTTGCCTGGTGTTACCGGATATGCGCCGTGATAAACAACTCCACCACCGCCTCCACCACCGGCGTAGTCTTGTGTACCACCACCACCTCCAGCAACTACTAATACTTGAATACTAGTAACACCAGCTGGGCAAGTCCAACTTGAATTTCCTACTGTGGTAAATGTATAATATCCTTGTACTCCGCCGGTGCCACCACGTTGAGCTGTGGTTCCCGAAGCAACTTGGAGATATCCAGTAGTAGTTATTGATGTATTTTGTAGGTTAGCCATAATTCCTTATTCTCAGAACATTTTGATATTATATTTAGTCAATTATATGGATACATTTCCTAGAAACTGCTAATTAACTGTATGAACGCTCCTGAAACATTTATACGCCAGGGAAAAATTTCCAGTGAAATTTGCCAATCTTTAATAAAACTATTTAATAATACTCCTAGAAAATTTTGGTCAGAAGTGAAAGATTGCGAAGGACAGTGGGAAGAAACCGATTTTCTCCCTACAGACCCGGTAATGTCCGAGTACATTTCTCACTTACAAACTGTAATGGATAGCTACATAGCCGAATTTCCGTATGTTAATATGTATTCGCCATTTACTATAGTAGAGCCTATTAAAATACAGCACTATACACCTGCTGCAGGATACAATGTATGGCATACTGAAAGAGGCAGTAAGCATTTTGAAAACAGAAATCGCCATTTAGTTTTTATGACATACTTGAATACCGTTACAGATCAGGGCGGAACCGAATTTATGCATCAGAAATGTATTACAAGAGCCGAAGAAGGTGTAACGCTAATATGGCCGGCCGACTGGACTCATACACATCGCGGGGTTATTAGCCCCACACAAGAAAAGTACATTATAACAGGATGGTATAATTTTATATGAAATCAATCAAAAAACTAGCAGTTGTTGGTGGCGGTACAGCAGGGTTTGTATCTGCACTGATATTAAAGACTAGGTTTCCTGATATACAAGTGGACGTTATTAGATCAACTGCTATAGGTATTGTAGGAGTCGGCGAAGGTAGTACAGAACATTGGAAAGAGTTTATGGATTTTGTAGGTATTGATCAGTATACTTTGATTAAGGAAACTGATGCTACTTATAAATGCGGAATTATGTTTAAAGACTGGACTGATAATGATTACTTACATTCGGTGTTAACTCCGTTTGATGCTAAAATTGGTCAATATCGGTATGTGTATGCTAGTCAAATAGCCAAAAGAGTTCCTAGCCAAGAAATGTCGTCTTCTAGATTTTGGCGTAGTACTATTAATGCTTGGTATCTTAACAATCCTAAAGAAAGTCCAACAAATCAATATCATTTTAATACATCTAAGCTAAATGATTTTTTAACAAAGACAGCTATCGGTAAGAACATTAATGTTATCGATGATATAATTAATGATGTTACTATTAATGAATCAGGAGATATCGATTCATTAATTGGCGATAAACAAACTTATGAATATGATTTTTATATCGATAGCACTGGATTTAAAAGATTACTAATAGGAAAATTAGGAGCTAAGTGGGAAAGTTATGGCAAATATCTTAAAATGAAAGCGGCTATAGCATTTCCTACTCCAGATACAGAAAACTACAACATGTGGACGCTTGCTAAAGCCATGGACTATGGTTGGATGTTTAGGATTCCAACATATGGCCGTGGTGGCAATGGTTATATCTATGACAGCGATTACATTACTGTAGATCAAGCTAAACAAGAAACAGAACAGTATTTGGGTCACGAAATTACTATAGGAAAAGAATTTAAATTTGATCCAGGCGCTGTAGATAAATGTTGGATTAATAATTGTGTTGCTATCGGACTAAGTGCTAGTTTTGTAGAACCGTTAGAAGCTACTAGTATTGGAACTAGTATTCAACAATCATTTTTGCTTATGCACAGATTAATTAACTACGATCAAAAAGTAATCAGCAACTATAATAAAGCTATCAACGATGTAATGGAAAATATTAGAGATTTTGTAGCATTACACTATGTAGTTAAAAAAGATTCTACAGATTTCTGGAAAAACGTTTCAAATATGGAACTTCCAGATTCCTTAAATTCTAAGCTAGAAGTATGGCGTCATAAATTGCCTATTAAGGAAGATTTTAATAGTCTCAGTGACTATATTATGTTTACTGAACAACATCATATACTAGTGATGCATGGATTAGGATTGTTTGATACGGATAGTATTCGTCAAGAAGTAGAATCTTTAGGACCATTTGTAAACATCAATGCCCAAGAAGTAATTAATAACGAACGTCAATTTGTATTAGATACCAAAGAAATTACTCATAAAATGATGATTAGCGTTATTCGTGATACTAAATAATTTGCTAAATACATTTAGGAGCAATCAAATGGCAAATCAAGCAGAACTATTAGCAAAATTAAATCCGGAGTGGAATTTATACATTTTTGATGGGCACATCCCCGAGCTTATTTTAGAGTGGCAAGCTTCTGGCAATCTTAATGATTTTTCTGTGTATCCACACTTTGAACCAGATGATAAGGATTATACTATCTTTACTACTAAATTAAAAACTCTGGAAGATTTTACTCCAAGTGCTAGTCTTTTAAGTCAAGTAAGAGTGCTTGAAAGATAATATAGCATCCATTAAAAAAGGCACTAAAAAGTGCCTTTTTTTGTGACTTGATATTTTAATATCTCACAATAACAATTCCTGGACCACCTGTACCACCGCTTGGTCCAGTGTTGTTTCCACCACCACCGCCACCACCTGTGTTAGGTAAACCTGGAGTATAGTATCCATTGCCGCCACCATGGCCGCCGCCACCAATACCGCCGGCTGCTCCAGTGTTTTGGTTAGAGTGATTTCCGCTGCCGCCACCGCCAGCATAGTACTGAATTGTACCAGTAATATCACTATGTCTACCTGGTCCGCCATTACCTGCTGTACTATTGTTTAATGATGGCTGTCCGCCGCCACCTGCTCCACCACCACCGCCCCCGGCGTATGGGTTTCCAGATCCTGGATATGGACCAGTTTGATTACGATAATATTGACTGTTGTAACCTGTTGAAGTATTACCTGTTGCTCCGCCACCTGGATATCCTTGTCCTGGGATAGCAGTTCCTGAGTGTGCGCCATTGTGTGCGCCACCACCGCCCGATCCGCCACTATTAACATAGAATGGTTGATTTGGCCAACCGCCGTCGCTGTATCCAGCACCGCCACCTGTAGTTACAATAGCACCAAAACTACTTGGATTACCAGGCATTCCTGGATTACCGTATTGACTTGCTGGAGAACCTTGATAAGCAACACCGCCTCCGGCGCCAACTACTACTGGAATGCCTTGACCTGGAGTAACAGGATAAGCATAGTGTTCTAACATGCCGCCACCGCCACCACCACCGCCGTGTCGTTGTGCTCCACCACCACCACCAGCAACTACTAGTACTCGTACATAGTAAATACCAGCAGGAACAGTCCATGTGTAACTACCAACTTCGGTAAATTTAATAACATTATTACCTGTGTTTGGTTGTAAAGCATTAAATCCGCTACCATCATTTAATTCTAAAGCACCCAATGTGCTGTTATGTCTAATTAAACCGCTTGGATCTGTGTTGCCTGGGATCAAATATTTGATAATAACAATGCCCGGAGTGCCTGGGTGGAAACCAGTGTTTTGTCCAGATCCGTTTGCTCCAGAACCTGGAGTTGCTACTGGAGCAAATTCAATACCGCCGTCAGCAAACGATCCCCAACCGCCTTGAGCATAAGTTGTAGGAGTTCCTGAAATACTAAAAGTTATACCTGGGCCGCCTGCGTTACCATTAGCAATATATTGTCTACCATCTACATAGGCGGCGGAGCTAAAACCACTGCCACCTCCAACCATCATTCCGCCAGCTGAACTTGGTAAACCTCCGCCGCCTTGTCCGTTGTACTGTGGTTGTCCACCTGCGCCTGAGCCAGCTCCGCCAGCTCCACCACCACCTGCTCCAAACCAAGTTGGACCACCATTTCCGCCTGGAAATCCATATTGTTGAATTCCTAATGGCGCAAATGGTGCGTTTTGACTAGGCTGTGTGCCTGTACCACCTGGGCTTCCCGGTCCGCTGTATCCACCGCCACCGCCAGTTCCGAATGCTTGGTCGCCACCGCCACCGCCTGATCCACCAGGTTGTCCTGCTCCTGAATTAGGGTAGCCACCACCGCCACCACCACCGACTGCGGTTAGACCAAATGCTGTACTAGGGCCGCCTGGATTACCTGGCGATCCTTGTGTTTGAATCGATGCTCCGCCCGAACCAACTGTTATAGGATAACTAGTTCCTGGACTTACTGGAAAAGTTTGAGCATACACAACACCACCAGCGCCACCGCCACCACCTACGTCAGTATTAGTGCCTCCACCGCCGGCTACAATTAATAATTCAATATTAGTAACACCGGTTGGAGCAGTCCATGTTCCTGGACTACTGAATGTTTGAACTTTAGAAGTTACTGTCGGTCTTTGTGCTGTGCTACCTACTGGCAATTGTAAATAACCAGTATCGTTGATAGTGGTATTTTGTAACTGTGCCATTATTTTTTACCTTTTAACTGATCGATCTCTTCTTTTAATGACTTGATTGATTCAATCAAGTAAGCTGTTAATTTACTATAGTGAATACCAGTTGGATTACCTTTGTCGTCTGTAGTGACTAAGTTAGGTAAATGTTTATATACTTCTTCAGCAATAAGTCCTGCTTCGTTTTTGCGTGAACCATCTTTTCTATCGTATGTTACACCAACTAAACTTAGAACAGATTCTAAAGCATTAGTAATTGGACTTACATTTTCTTTTAATGTAATACTTGAACTTTCAGTAAGTGCTGTTACAGTTAGTGTACCAGTACTTGGAACAAAACTTAATCCGCTACTAACAACATAAGTTGTTGATAATGTACCACTTGTAGATGCAGCAAGCTGTGGATAAAATGTACTAGCACTAGAAGTTGTAGTGATTGTTGCGCCGGCTACTGCCCAGCTTAATGTTCCGCCTGTTGTACTAACTAATGCGTATCCGTTTGCCGCTGGATATCCAGTAGGCAAAGTATATGCTTGGGTACCAGCTGTTGATGGAGGAGCAAATGTAACAGTGCCGCTAGATGAACCATAAAATCCAAGTACACCGCTGTTACCAACAGCATTTATGTATAAACTTTTATTAACTGCTACGCCACCAGTTGTTACTATACTACCAGTTGATGACGAAGTAGTATCAGTGGTTGAGTTAACTTGTATATCAGTACCTGAAGTTTGTGTTAATGTTAATGTTCCTGAGTTTGACTGCGTTGTAATACCAGTTACACCGCCAGCAAATGTACCAGTTGTAGCATTTAAAGGTCCGCCGGATGCGCCCAATGAAACCCAGTTTGTCCCATCTGACCACAGTACAATGGTTGTATTGGCACCTAGAGTAAATGTACTTGCCGAAGGAGTGCTAGCTGGTCCTGAAAATTGTCCAGCTGCCGTTGCTAGGGTCATTGCCGCACTTCCGGAATTGTAAATTGTTTGACTAGCGCCAGAAAATGTTACAGGACTTGGAAGTGTTACAGTGTAACCTGAACTACCTTGTAGTTCTATAAACGCACCTTGTAACGGTGTTCCAATTGTTGTCGTTGTTGTAATTATTTCCGCATTAGTCAATGTGGTATTATAACGTGCCATATGTGTTCTCTCTTAGTTCTAATTAGGTTGTTGATGTTTCAATTCCGTATATATTAACGTTTACAGCAGTTCCTGAACTAGTACAATAAATGTACGGTGTTGAACCTGCTAAAGCACCGCCTAATGCTACTAGTCCTGTACGTTCAAATACGCCATATGGTGCTACAGTTGTAGTCCATTCAAAATATTCGCTAAGACCTACACCGCTTGCTACCGCGCTAGACGAAATTGCTAGTCTGATAGTAACTGCGGTTGCTGCAGTATTAGTAAATGAAACGTTGTAAATTCCATAAACACCGCTTGGTACGGTATATACAGGGCTTTGTGCCGATAAAGCAATGGTGCCCGATGTTAATTGTATTGATGCTACTCGTCCTGTTGACATGTTTTATTTCTCCAAAATTTAAAATTTATTTTTGTCCAAAGAATACAAGAGCAACAGGTGCCCCATCTATTCCGCCTGTAAACAACATTTTGCTTGATACGTAAATTTGATTACCTGACACATTACTTATCGTATTTCCAGCAATATAAATCTGTCCAGCTGTCATGGTATTTACGTTCAAACTGCTTTGTCCGCCACCAATTTGAGCTGTAATAAACGCTTTAATTGCTTTTTGTGTTGGAACTACGCTGTCGCTGTTGGCTGTAAAGTATGGATCTGTACTAAATTGTGTAATAGTAGCAGAACCAACACCTAAACTTACTGATCCTAGTGTCAAACTATTCAAACCAGCTAAGTTAAACGCACTAGCGTTCAATGTAGCAGTACCAGTTGACTGTTGAACTCCAAACAAGTTACCTACGTTGAAGTTACCGTCTTGGTCAGTACTTGTAAAGAACACACGACCACCGCCAGTAGCTATTGTTTGATTAGCTGCCACAGCTTTAGTTGGATCAACGCTTGGATAGTTAGTTGCTGTTACACCGCCAGTACCGATATACAAGAAATCATGTCCTGTCATACGTGTATTACTGTACAATAAGTTTGTTGTAATTAATGCACCGTTTGGTGGTGCTAGTAGTGTACTAATACTTGGGCTAATTTGGAATGTAGCTGTATAGTTTCCAGCTATTCCTAATTGGTTAGTAACTTGAACTAGTTTATACCAAGTATTTGATATACTACTAAATGTTACGTTACAACCTGCTTTTGGTATACTATACAATCCGCTTACGTTAATAAACGAACCTGTTTGATATAAATCGGCGTAACCGTCACCTGTATAACTTGCTGTTGCTGTTGTATTTCCAGTACCACGATTAGTGAAACTTGGATTACCTACCGCACCATTGCCGATACGTGGAGTAACCGGAGCATTATTAACGTGGTTTGGATCGGTGATTGTTACTATTGGGCTAGCAAAATATGTCATGCCACTAATAACCGATGTTGTCAATATTATCGCACTACCACCAGCTACTTGACTAACTTGGAATGATGTACTAGTAATACTTCCGCTTACCACATAGTAGTATACACCTGTTGTAATGCCGCCTGTGCTTGTTCCATTGAAAACGACTGGTTGGTTTGCTACCAAGTTAATTGTGCTATCAACAGTAATAACGTTTGTTGTTACAGTTGTGGCACTAACGTTTCCGCGTGGGAAGCCGCTACCTGGTTCAATCATACGAATTTCACTAACAGCATTTGTTACAATCTTAACACGACCTAGCGGTGTAGCGCCAGTTGCAATAGTTGCTCCTGTAGTACCACTTGTCTTGCTTACAGCTACCCATGTAGGAACTGCGCCTAATGTAGCATTTTGTGGATTACCAAATGCTAGAGCTTGCCAGTTACTTGAACTTGGCATACCATTTGAGCTTGTGTAAACTGTCCAGTTTAATCCGTCCCAGCTTGTTGCTACTGTTTGTGAACTTGTAGCAATTGCCACAAACAAACCTTCGCCATAACTAATGTTGCTCCAGGTTGTAATACCTGTAGTATTCAATGGATTATTTTTAATTGTAGACCAACTTGGACTAACTCCAGTAGCCGCGGCAGTTTGAACTCCCAAGTTGTACTGGATTGTACCATCGCTAGCTAATGCTACATAACGTCCGTTACCATAAGCTAGTCCTACCCATGTCTTATTACTTAAAGTACCTGCTGATGCCCAAGTTGCTGGGTTAGATCCGCAGTATGAACTTACAGTTCCGCCAATAGCAAGGAATGTACCAGCGCCATACGCAACTGCTTTATATCCTGCTGAGTTAGCTGAAATATTACTTGACTGGTTAGTCCATGAGCTTGATGGAGCGCCGGTAGTAGAAGCAGCCGCAGCCGAACCGCTACCACCAACTGCTATCCATAAGTTATTACCATAAGCTAAAGATGTCATAGTGCTAGTTGGCAAGGCACTGCCTGCGGTCCACGCACTACCTAAACTAGTTGGTAAGTTGTATGCTGTTGCTGTACTTGCGCTAGAGATTGCCATGAATCCTGCGTTCGAATCTGTAACAGTTATAGTTGGAGTAGTAGTATAACCAAAACCAGCTTGTGTTACTGTAAAGCTACTTACACCATTATTGGTCAAGTTAGCAGTAGCAACTGCTAGTGTACCAACATAAGTTAATGTTACACCATACGTTGCGCTTGCTCCAATACCGGTTGCTCCATAACCTGATTTACCATATAAACTATTAGTAAATGTTGGAGCAGTTGAACTAAATGTTCCAGATGCGCCAGCTTGGTAATAGTTACGAACGTTAGGTGATACGCTAGTATCAACATAATAGTAATAACTATTAGCTGTTGCTGATCCGCCGTTTGACCATGCTGTTGCTGTAAATGGAGCACTAATTGTAACTGTAGGTCCAATAAAATAATTTTGTCCCCATGTGTTAGAAGTAATGCTTGATACTTCGCCAGTTACAACAGTAACGGTTGGATTAGTATATCCACTACCATTAACACTCATTGTTATTGACTGTATAGTACCATTCAATACTTGGGCCACTGCTACTGCTCCAGAACCAGTTGGGTCTGTAACAACAATAGTTGGAGGAGTTAGATAATTGTAACCACCGTTATTTACGGTAATAGTAGTAATCTGTCCTGCGGTAGTGCCAGTTCCTAATGTAGCTGTTAAACTTGCTCCAGAACCACCAATACCACCAACTACCGCGGTAGCTGTAGCGCCTTGGCCACCGCCATAAACGACGTTGTTCCATGTTGTTGAGCTCGGTAATGCGCCACCGTTTGTCCAAGTTGTTCCATTTGTACTATAAACAGTTGCAGTTGAGCTTGCGCCACCCACAGCCACAAAGTTTCCAGCGCCATATGTTACACCTGCCCAAGTAGCTGAAACTGAGCCTAATGTTGCCGAAGTAGCTTTGAAACCTGGAGCTGTATATGCAATTGCTGGTTCAATAATATATGTAGATGTAGCATCTAATGTATTCTGAATTGCTGTTCCTGGAACAGCATGATCCCAACCTGCTTCATACACTGGTACACTGATTGTTCCAGTTAATGTTGTACTAGCCATGTTCTGTGTTACACTAACAGTCCAACTTGTACCGCTACCTGCTGTAATATAAGTGTTTGCAGCAACTGATCCGCCAGTTAATAACATACCAATATAAATGGTGTTAGTAATTGTTCCGCCGATAGTTAGTGTGTTACCAACAATCGTTGACTGTGCCATTGTTGCTGGAGTAGCACTTGTAGCACCTAATGTGGCAGCGCCGCCTCCGCTAGTTGTTGATACACTAAATGTAGTACCATTATTGCTTAAACTTGAACCTACTACATAATATACTGTTGCTGTACTTAATGTAGTTGTATTGTTACCAATAATTGCGCCAAGGTATATTGGTTGATTAGCATATAATGTATTTGTATTTGTTGAAACTGTAAACACACTAGTTGTACTATTTGTAATAGTCAACGATGCAAAACCTGGACGAGAAATACTTGCGATCTTTGTAGCACTGCTGTAGGCAATAATATTGGCATATTGTCCAACACCCGTACCAGCAGTAATTTGAATTCTCATACCTGGATATGCCGAACTTAAATTAGTATCTGAGTTGGCAATAGTAATAGTTCCTGTTGCGCCTAACTGAGCTGTATTACTGATTGTTAAGTAGTTGCTTCCGCCTACTCCTTGTCCGTTGTTCAAGTCAACTAAACGTGTTTCAAATACTGCTGAATCACGGAATTCGTCTTGGACAGAAACAATATTATAACCAGATCCGCTTACTGTTGGAACTGCGTTAGTATAAGCACTACCTGCGTTTTCATACTCTAAACGATAAACTTGGTTTGCTGCATCTGTAACTGTATTAGTAACATATGCTTGATTATAACGATTGTTTAATGTAGAATAAATTGGAGTTTCGTAGCTGTCAATACCTTCTGCGATAACACCATATGTACCATATGAGCTGTTACCGTTAGTAGCACGAATACGTGCTCCAAATTCTGACAAGTACCCTGCGTAACCATAGTAACAGAATACTGAAACTGCTTCAGTAATAGAACCGTGTCCAGTTGCGTATATACCGATACCATCACTTAATACTTGTGTAAAGTCATTTGAAACCATTGACTTATATCCGCTATTATGTAATGCGGCATCAATCTTCATACCTACGCAACCACTACCAAAGTTAGTAATGTTTTGTGTGTAAGGTGAGCGATAGTTAATCCATGCGCCTGCATCGTTTGGTCCAAATCCTGGATCAAAACTTACATATGAACCAGCTGTTGGTCGGCGTGTACCATAACTATTAGGTAATGTTAAACTACCTGTCATACCGTTCATGGTCATATTACGCATACCAGTTCCGCTTTGTAAACGGAACAAGTCAGTATTTGATGCGCCGTTGACAGCTGACAAGTACAATTGAACAAAACGTGTTGATTTGTAATTACCAGTTTTTGCCAAATCATAAACTAGCGCATCGATATAATAACCAGCATCGCGTACACACTTACTAGAAATAATATAGTAAGCTACATTCATAGAGCCGCTACCACCAACTAGTGTTAATGTAGTTTGTGTGCCTGTTCCTGCTTGTACAGTACTTACTGTGAATGTTGTTGCTGTTGGAGTTGTTAGAACCCAATATACTGTTCCAGCTGTTACGTTAGTATCAAATATTGTTCCAGTTAAACCAAACTGTACAGGATCACCAACTGTTAAGTTATGCGATGAACTAGTTGTGAATGTACCATTTGTTGCAGTTCCTGTTACAGTGCCACCGTATGTACTTAATGTATAAGCTAATGCTTCGTTAGCCAAGAATGTTTTATTAGCACGAAGAATTTCACTACCATTAATAGTAGTTAAAGTATTATTATAACCAGTCGCACTATAATTACTTGTCACACCAAATCCTGGAGCAACAGTTCCATTAACACCTTGAGCATAAATGCCTTGTGTTAGTGGAACACCAAATGTTCCAGAAGCAGTTAACCCGGTTAAGCTATTTGTAACAGCGTGTACACTTCCTTTATATGAAGCAGATACTGTAATAGTTGTACCAGCGTTTGGATATGTGCCAGCAGTCACCGACGCTACATAGTAAATATTGCCGTTTACTAATCCGCCTGCGGCATTAACTGTTACACTTAACTGTCCATTTACACCAAATGTTGTACCTGTAATTGTTCCACCGCTAGCAGTTGTTGTAATTGCCAAGCCGCCCTTGGTAGCACTTAATGTAAATGTTGTTGAACCGTTAGTAGCAATGATATAATATGTTGTAGCAGTAATTGTTGAACTACCGTTAATAGTACCAGCAGATAATGTTCCGTTGATAGTAATTGCTTGTCCAACTACTAGTGTACTATAGCTAGCACAACTGAATTGTCCTGCTGTTCCAGTAATTGCTACAGTACTTAATGTTGGGCTATTTTGTAAACTAACTGCTGATCCGCCAAACGATGTTGCTATCTGAATAGTATTACCGCTTGGATTAATTACATAATACATTTGATTTAGAACTACACTGCCTAACAATGCGCCTTGGAACCAAATCTTTTGACCAGCAACAATGCCTAAACTAGACGCACTTGCCGCTAGTGTAATTGTGTTAGTTGTAGAGCCAATAGTTTGTATTGCTGTTGTTGTAATGTTTGCCGGTAGTCCTGTAAATTGTACAGGCATGTTTACATACATACCAGCATTACTAGATACAGTAATTAAATTTGTACTTGTAGTAACTGCTGTTACAGGAATAGCTGTTCCGCTAGCTGTCAATGAAGTAGTAGTAGCTAATCCATTGTATATACCATATACAACTGCTGTCATTGCTCCAGTAGCACCTACTGTAGCAGTTATACCTGTAATTGTTCCGCTAGATGTTGTTGTAACAATAGCAGAACCGTTAGCAGTAGCACTTAATGTAAATGTTGTTGAACCGTTAGTAGCAATAATATAATAAATGCTAGGTGTTGTGTAACCAACAATACTACCACTACTAAATGTGCCGCTAATTGTTACAGGCTGTCCTACAACTAATGTTGTTCCTACAGCGTTACAGCTAAACTGTCCGTTTATACCTGTAATTTGTAATCCAGCCAATGTATTATTTGGAGTGATAGTGAACACTGAACCGTTATATGTACTACTAATAGATAACTGTGTTGCACTTAAAACTTGTTTAATATAATATGTTCCAGCAGTCAAATTACCAATTGTTGTTCCACTGATAGTAATTGTTAATCCTGGAACCATGCCTGTTGTAGTACCTAATGTTAGATAATTAACTGTAGGTATAATATTTGTGATAGAAGTTGTTGTAGAACTTACAGATTGACTATAGTTTAACAACCATGTTGTTGGACTTGCTGTTATAGTAATTCCAGTAATTGGGCTACCGCTTGAACCACCGGTTGTAGTTGTAATTGCTGTACCGCCCTGTGTAGCTGATAACTGGAAAGCTGATGTAGTTGGAGTACCAATAACATAATAAGTTGTTCCAGAAACATAACTTGGACTTGTAATACTACCAGCCGAGAATGTACCAGTAATAGTAACAGTTTGACCTACCACTAATGGACTAGTCAAAGGTGTAGCTAAAGAAAATACTCCACTTGTGCTACTGATATAAGTGCCAGTAATGTTTGTGGTTGCTCCTGACACCAATGCTGTTCCATTATTAACGCCAATACCAGTCAATGACATGCCAGCAGTTAATATGCCGCTTGAAATACTATTAACTGTTAATTGTGTTCCGTTAATTGTACCGTTAAATGTCACGTTGTTTGTAGGCTGTCCATAGATCTGCGCAATCATTTCATCAATTACTGTGCTAGCTTGTGCTACAGAGCCGTTAGCTGCAAGTAACTTAACACGCTCGCCAATAAACGCAATAGAATAATATGTAGAATCTGCTAGTGTTGTTAATAGCGCAGATACCAAAGGAATTAATCTTTGATATGAACGTCCAGTAATAATACTGTAGAAATTGCTACCAAATAATACATCATAACTTAATGCTGTGACAACATATCCTGCGTCGCGTGTAGTTAATACTAAACTTGGACTTTCGTTTTGATAGAATTTTTGTACAAATGCTGTAGCATCGTTGGCAATTTCAGTAGCACGAGCTTGTACAGCATTAAACGATGCTAAGTTAGCTTGTGTAGCAAACGATGCCGCACCTGACACAACTGGAGTAATAGCAAAAGTTCCAGTAATAGGTGTTGTTGCTGCAATTGTTTGGCTTACACTAACAGTCCAGCTTGTACCACTACCAGCTGTAATATATGTTCCTGGAGCAACGCCCGCTGTAGCAGTCATTTGTCCAGTAGCTGTTGATAATGTTGGAGCCGTTGTTGTACCATAATTATACAATGTAATTACACCAGTACCAACAGTATTAATTGTATACGTTGTTTGAGTTAATCCGCCAAAAGCAAACTGATTACTATAGTTGTATGGAGTACTAAATGTAATAGCCATACCACTTGCTAGACCAGTAGTTGAACTAATTGTTACGTTACCATTACTGTTAGTACCAGTAACTGTAGCAGTTAATGTTGCGCCAGTAATAATTTGACCAATTGCTAGACCAGTTCCGCTAGCAACTGTTAAAGTTGTTCCAGAGATTGTACCAGTTGTAGTACCAGTTGTTGCGTTGGCAAAACCATTATTCAACCAATAAATGATATCAGCAATACGTGCCTGAGCAAATGCTGCCGCGGCCGCACTTCCTGCTGATCCACTTGTTGACTGCGCTGTTGTATTGCCCGAACTTACTAGACTTGCGCTAGATAGTGAACTTGCTTGTACAATGTAAGGAATAATTGTAGATAATCTATTTAAAGCTGCAAGAGTTCCAGTCAAATAGTTTGATGTTATTAACGCAGTATTTAAACTATAATAACTACTACCAACAATTAATGATTGATTATTACAACCATAAGTCATGTCATATTGTAGTGCGTCAAGAATACTACTTAGATCTCGTATTGTTTCAGCTTGATATGCTGGACCGTAATTGGCCCATGTATATGTTCCGGTTAATGTATTGTTTAGATAATTTGCAATTTCGTCTTTAATAAATTGATAGTTATTAACAATTTGAGTTACACCGTTGCCATAGCCTACTAGATAGTATGTATTGTATCCGGTAACTTGGGGCATGTTAAATGCTGGTACGTGAACAAGTCCATTACCATTACCATAACTAGCATCGTTTGGTCCTGTAATTACTTGACCGCCTGCTACCATGTCTAATATATATTTTGTATTAGTTACAACAAGATTTACAGCAGAAGTATTACCAGTATCACCTGCTGGTAATGTGGTTACTTGAGTTTGGGTATTAGGCGCTGGACCTGTACTTGTAGGAGTAATTGATGTATTACTTACTAAATTACTTAATAAACTTTGAATACGAGTTAACGCATTTACTTCTTTAAGTTTATCGTTACCCATGTATTGTTGTGGAGGTGCTGTCTGAATAATAGTACTACGTAATTCATCGCCAACTACAGCAGTATCCTGAGCAATTACAATAGGACCATACTCGTTGTATGTTCCAGTTTTTACATAAATCGATGTATGAGGACGATTTAGTTGAGGAATATTAGCATAAGTTCCTGCTGTTAAGGCATTGATTAGTATGTTCAATAAACCTTGTACAGTAGTCAATACTCCACTTTCCACACTTGTTGTGCTAACACTGGTTGTATTTTGTATTGCTCGGTTAGCAACAGGAATATTTTGTAATGATTGATAGTTAGCTACTGGAGCTAAATTTGCCAATACTTTATTAAACAATGTGTTATTCAAATAAGACAAACTAGCAATCCATACGTTCATCTCATAGCCAGCATTTGTAGAAATATAGCTAGTTAATGTTGAGAAGAATGTTTGTGTGGCGGTTGAAATATATAAATTTCCACCGTGTGTTAAGTCAAATATTACACAATCAATTAAAGTGCCAGCATCGCGTTCTGCTTTACTTTGTGTATAACTAAATGTCACAGTTGCTGGAGTAGTGCTGTTACTTGTAATACCTAATGTTGCGCCACTCTTATAGCTAGTACTAATTGTAAATGTTGTACCGCTTGGTATTGTGTTTACATAGTAAATTGTACCTGGTGTTATTTGACTAGTTACAGCCGATGAAAATACAATTGGCATACCATAGTACATATTAGCCGTAGTTGTTTGGCTAGTTGTACTAGATCCGCCCACAATAAATGTATTACCAGATGCGCTAGTGCCTGTTACGTTGAAAGAATATGTAGTCAAAATATAATTTTGAACTTCTTTCATCATGAACTGTTTGTTAATTTTTAATAGTAGGCCGCCATTAGGATTTAAATATCCGTCTTCAATTTGTTTGGCTGCGTATAAAATAGTTGCCCATGGTTTATCTGCTGTTAAACCTTGGCCGCTTCCGCTAGAATCTGTTCCTACTGGAGAAACATAAACTACGTTTTGTAGTTGACCATAGTAAGACCATGCTGGGACATTGCCGTTAACACGCAATACTTGTCCATCTGTACCAATTGGTAAACGTGTTGGTCCGTTACTTCCGTAATAAACCATGTCACCTGTTGTGGTTAATACACCACTATCGGCGCCGCCTGCTAGAATATTCCAGTATGTGCCGCCTGTATCGCTTATAGGATCGTTAGTTCCTGAACTAGCTACGTGAGCACTAATACAGATAAAGCTACTGTTTCCATAATAAACCGCATCACCTGCTACATAAGTAACACCAGTTTTCCATGTGGCCGCATATCCAGAAACTACACTAACTGTAGTGATTACACCAGCAGATTGAGCAGTTACTTTAACAACTAAATTGTTAGCAACCGTACCACCTAAGCTAGTACCTAATATTGTTAAAGTATCATTATTAGCATAACCAGTACCACCTGCGCCAGTATGTACTACTACAGAGTATGATGTACCAGTAACAGTAACATCGAATGTAGCTGTACCACTACCGCCTGTGCTTGATAAGTTTGTACTAGAAACTGCCGAGTAGGTTGAAGTCGCAGGAGCATTCCAACGAATTCCAGAATTTAATTGACTCCAGTTAGCACTAGGTGGTTGTGAATTTGTGCTGTCTGCGCTAGCTACATATGAGTAGCCACCAACAGTTACAATATTTCCAATTTTGTATGCTGTACTTCCATTCCAAGCACCTATGTATGTTAAGCCAGATGTGAATACTTGCCAGTATGCGGTAGCTGTACTTGGTGTTTGACCTGTACCATTTTGAATACAAGTGTATGTATAACCACCGTAGGTTACTACATCACCTACAATGTAAGCTGTTCCTGCGTTATATGAATTTAAGAATTCAAATCCGTTAACAAAAATAGCAAAATTTAAACTGTTAATTGTTGAGCCAGAACTAGTATGTGCTGTTGTACAAATCCAAAGATCGGCACCGTACTTAACGATATCATTTAATTTGTATCTTACAGAACTACCACTCCAAGTACCGATATAATTTAAACCAGCATTGAATTGTGTCCATAAACTTTGATTAGCTTCAAGACCTAATGCAGCTGTACCGGCAGAAATGTGAGCTGTGTTACAAACATAAGTAACACCGCCATAGTATACAAAATCATCTAATTTATATCTTGTACCAGTAGTCCATGTGCCTAACCAATTAAGATTGCTAGCAAAAGCTGTCCAGTTGCCTATTTGACTTTCTAAACCGCTAACACCAGCTACTGTTCCGTATGGACTAGTTGCTGTATATGTACCAGTTAAGGCAAATGTTACTTGAGTAGTTGAACAAGTTAATACTGTAAATGTTGTGTTAACTGTTGCTGGTGTTCCACTAGTTGATGATGGAGAGAACCCAGATAATGTAATAGTTTCACCTATAACAAAAGGAGTGCCTGGTTGAGTAGCATAGGTAAGTGTAGCTGTCCCAGTACCGTTTGTTGTAAGACCTGTAGCAGTTATTGTTAATGTAGAACTTGCGCTAGTATGTGAAGTTGTACATTGATACACAACACCGCCATACTGTGTTAGATCGCCTAGATTATACAATGTAGAATTGGCCCATGCCCCTTTCCATTGTGTGCCGTCTGCTATTAAATTCCAATATGGTGTAACGTTGTTTAAATCTGTTGAAAACAGGCTTGACGCTGTGTTTGAAATAACACAAATATAAGTCTTGCCACCGTTTGTTACAACGTCGTCAACTACATATGAGTTTCCGGCTGTCCATGCACCTTGGTACACAAACTTAATTCTACCTAGTTTAAATTCTGCCATTTTATATCATCCTCTGATAGTATTTATCGTTATTGTATTTTTTAAAATTGAGTTATACTTCTGCTACGATTCTGTTGCATAAAGAAGTCCAAAGCTGCCATATTTCCAGCTACACCATAAGCATTAATATAGACTTTATTTGCCATTTTTACAATTGAACCTATTTGTCCGTTAGCAACAGTACTCTTAATAAAGTTTGCGCCACCCACGTCTACTGTTCCCGCAATAAGCGTTCCAGTATATGTATTTGATCCACCTTGACTTAAACGTCCAGTTAGGTAAGATTTAATAGCTTTTTGTGTTGGAATAATCGCATCTGAATTAGCCACAAAAGTTGGATCTGTACTAAATTGTGTAACTACTACACTTGATCCCCCAACTGCGATTCCGCCTAAGCTCAATGTTTGTAGACCTTGTAGTCCAAACTGTGTAGCACTTAATGTAACAGTACCAGTTGCTTGCTGAACTCCAAATAAACTACCAACAGCAAAGTTACCATTTTCATCAGTGCTTGTCCAGAATACGTGTCCTTGATTTAATTCAATTGCTTCGTTACTTATGATTGCGTTAACTTCATTAATATTTGGATAATTAGAAGTTATGGCATTGCCTGAACCAATTGATAAGAAGTCGTGATTTGTTAAACGACACTGACTATATAACTGACGTAAACTTATTGCAGTTCCGTTTGATGGGCTTAGTGCTGTTGACATACTTGGTGATACTTGAACGTTTGCTTCAATGAATGGAGCAGTTGTTCCGTATACTGCTGTTGCACTAGTAACTTTATAAATTGTACTGTTACCAGCAATAGTTAAGTTACTACCTACAAGCGGTAGTGTTGATAAATTATTAATAATCAACGTATATCCAGTTTGATATGTATCAGCATATCCGTTACCAGTAATTGAAACTTGTGTCGATGTAGTGTTATAACCAGAACCACGATTTACAAATGTTGGATTTGACAGCGCACCATTACCAATACGAGGATTAACTTGCGCGGTTACTTGCGAGTTAAAATCAATAAATGTTGCCGTTGGGCTTACGCTATAGTTAGAACCAGTTTCAAATAATGTTACTGCAGTAATAGTGCCTGATGTAACTGTTGCTCGACCTTGTGCTCTAGTTCCTTCGTATATAGCAGTAACTTGGCCTTGGTTACCACCAGTGCCTGCCAATGTTGGAAACACACCCACATTAGATGCGTTAAATCCAAATCCAATAGCATTTATATTGCCATAAGTTAATGTTCTTTGTGTCCAATATACCGCTGCATGGCTGTTATATTCTGTAGTATTATTAGAAGAAACTGCTACAAATCGTCCTTGGCCATATACTATACTTGTAGATGACATATATGTCAACGACTGATACCAGGTAATACCATTAAAACTATATGCTGAATATAAACCTGTTCCATTTTGAATAGCAACAAAACGGTTATCTCCCCAAGTTAATCCCGAGTAGTTAGATGCGCCTACTGTAAATACTAATCCGTTAGGATTTCCAGAAGTAGTTGTTATTCCTGTGCCCGAAGATGGTGTAGCACCCAGTGTGAATGATGTGCTTCCGTTAGTGGCAATAATATAATATGTACCATTTGTTACTGCGCCAGCGCCAGTGTTAGTTCCACTGATAGTAACAGTTTGTCCTAATACTAGTTGGTTAGGGCTAGTAGTACAAGAGAATGTACCTTGTGCTCCAGTAATTGATGAAACTGCTAAAGTTCCGGTGCTTGCTGGTAATGTCGTTGATTGCCAAATAACGCCATCATAACTCCAAGCGCCAGAACCATTACTGTTAATTGCTAAGAATAAACCAGTACCATAACTTAAACCTATCCATGTACCAATGCTACTTGTAATTGCTGTACTGTTATTAACATCATCTAAGTGCATTAATAATGAAGTGTTAGCATCCGAAGTAAATTGTGTAAGAGATGTTGTAAATGTTGCTGTATATCTAGCAATACCTTTGCTTACTCTTATTTCGTCAATGTATCCAGTAAAAGGAGAACCAAGATCAGACTGTCTTGCGCCAACTACAATTGCAGATTGGATATGTGTAGTAGAATCAGTGAATGTACTACCATACTGTGTACCGTTGATAAACAATTTTGCGTTTGTTCCTTGTTTACTTAATGATACATGTATCCAAGTATTAATTGCGGCTGTAAATCCTGATGCAATTGCCGAAGCGTTATTTGCTAAACCGCATATAACTTGATATGTGCTATCTAAATATATTACAGGCTCATTAGCACTACTGTTAACTCTCATATCAAACAGTATCTGAGTAGCTGCCGGGGACGATGATCGGTAGAACCAAAATTCAACAGTAAAATCTTGAGCGCCAAAATTAAATTTAGTATCACTGGCTACTGTAATATAGCTTGAACCATTTAGGTATAAACTACTGCCACCAAATTTACTTTGTGTTGTACTAATTACTGGAGTACCAGACAGCGCAATTGCCGTACTACTTGGCAAACTAGCTGAAGACCAAGTTGAACCAAAATTAGTCGTGTATGCTACACGGGTATTATCTGAACTAATTGTTACAAATTTTCCGTTACCGTAGGCAATTTGACTCCATGTTGATGTGCTTGGCAAGTTGTTTGTTCTCCAACCTGTACCATTTGAATTAGAATATGCGGCTACACTTGTACCTGTAGATGTAGTACCAACCGCTATCCAATAATAATTACCAAATGCTATGCTAGACCAAGATGTTACGTTAGCTGGTAATACCATAGAAGTCCAATTTACACCATTTGATGAAACTGCTCCGCTAACTCCTGTAGCAGGTATTGCTAAGAAATAGTTATTACCATAAGCAATTCCTTGCCAGTTAACTCCGTTGGCTAATGGAGATGCCATAGTTCCGGTAACTTGTGACCAACTTGGATTAGAAAATATTGCTCTAGGTTCAATATAATAACTACTGGTAGAATCTAAGATAACCGAAGGTGTACCAGGATTAATATTATCCCAGCCACTGGCCCCCATTTGCATATTTCCAAGACCGTTGGCTAACGTTAATGGTGTTCCGCCTAATGAAGTGCTTACAGATATTGTAGGATTTGTTCCAGGATTAATTGCTGTTATATAATATCTTGTATAAGAATTTACACCGCCAATTAAACTTGTTTGGAACGTTGCGTTCATTGTACCTGTAGTAGATATACTATTTGTAACCATAACTTTTGAACCAGTACTTGTTACAGTCATTGATCCAGTACCGCCGCCTAATACAACCGCCGCTGTTGATAAACAAGTTCTTGCGTATACTACGCCACTAGCAGTAGTTAATGGGAATGGATTTACTTTATCAGTTGAAATAACAATTTGATTCAATGAAGTATTAATTGTTAAAATATAGTAAACAGTTTCAGGAGCAATATTACCAAATGTAGTTCCTGGAGCAATACCGCTGAATATAATTGGCTGATATTGTACAAAACTTGTTATAGAGCCTACTACTTGTATAATATTAGTTGAATAAGTTGTACTAGTAATTGTTGTTCTATAAATGCTTGATGCGATAGTAAAATCGTTACTATCAACAATATTACTAATATAATATGTTGTGTTTGCGGTTAAACTAGCATCAAACAATGTGCCTCCAAATACTACTGGATTCAACGGAACTAACGATGAAGTTGTAGCTTGAATTGTATTTGTTGATCCACCGACAGTACTTGTACTAGTTAAATTTATTTGTTGTGTAGATACAGTAAAATTATTACTATCAATAATATCTTGAATATAATAATTTGTACCAAGTGTAACACCACCTAACGCAACACCAGTAAATTGAATAGCAATATTAGACAACATATTAGATGTTGTTATTGAATATGCTGTAACTGTAATACCAGTTATAGTTCCACTACTAACTGTTGTTGTGATAGGAACAGATGCTAACGCATTTGCGTAAGAACTAGCAAGTTGGAACGCAGTTGATGTAGGACTTCCAGTAACATAGTACGTAGTACCTTCTACATAATTTGTAATTCCTCCATAAGAGAAAATTCCAGTTATTGTTACTTGCTGGCCTACTGTTAAATTAAATCCTGTTCCAGAAAATACTCCTGTTGTACTAGTGATACCAGTGACATTTAATACAGTAGCATTTCCGCCAGCAGTCAAATATCCAGTATAACTTGGATAATTCATTATCATAGTAACGTTAGCAGATGCTAATACAGTTGATAATTGAACTGCCGTTCCGTACAATGTTGTTGAAATCTGTATACAATTGGTATAAAGAGTTCCGTTAATTGTAGGATTAATTTGAAGAATATAATAATTATATCCTGCGGTAATATTAAAACCAGATCCAGTAAATGTTATCAACATGTTGGCTGCTAAATTTGCCACGCTAGTTAATTGAATAACGTTTACAGTTCCGCCCTGTGTTGATATAGCTGTTACTTGTCCAACAGCAGTAGATGTAACCACAGATGTATAGTAAGTTGGCGTAAATTGTACTGGCTGATTTACGTATATTTTACTTAAATCTGTTCCGCTGGCAATTGTCATTAAATTATTAGCGGCTGTAACACTATATGTTGTAGTGGTGATACTAATCTGATCAACTTCGTCTTGACAAATTAATGCGGTTTTACTAGCAATTCCGTTTGAATCAGTTGTACTACCTTTATTGTAATATGTAATATAACCATATTGGCCAGCGCCTGTACCCGATTGAATAAAAATTCTCATGCCTAAATAATTAGACAAACCAGGATCTGCGTTAGAAATTTGAATACTGTAAGAATTTCCGCCTTGAGCAGTGTTAGAACTAGTCACATATCCGTTACCACCAGTATAGCCTGCTGTATCAGTTATGATACGAGCGTTGAATACTGATCCGCTACGTGTTTCGTCTCCAGATAATAATGCTCCAGAACCCGCACCCACTACTTCAAAGTTAGAATAAGCGGTATACATACTTGATGTAGTTTCAAGATAAAAATCTGGTGGAGGAGTTACTCCGGATAATTCAGTTTGTGCTCCATATATAATAGAATACTGACCAATTGTTGGAGCATTAGCACTTTGTGTAAAGAATTTATAAGTTAATGTATTATTTAGACCAGTTATATCATACACAGACACCCATACTCGATACCATCCTGGCACCAGAGTCTTCAAAGCGCCGTAATAAATCGGAGTCATTCCAGCTGTTGTACTATTACCTAATGCTGTTCCAGCATAAGGTGTTACAACGTTTGTAGTAACATTATAACTTATACCACTAACTACTGTACTTGTTCCAGAAAAGATACCTTGTAGGTCAATAGTACTACTAGTACCAGGATACACATACATACTCAATGTATAAAGTTGTGCGCTTCCAGTTGGTACTACACCAGTAGGAGCATTGATTGATAAAATTCCAGTACCTGAAAGAGAAGCAACTGTAATAGTACAATCATTAACGCCATCAACACCACCTAGTTGAGATCCTTTGATTAAAATCGTATTTGATACCGCATAGTTCGAACCAGGACTTCCAGAGTGAACAACGGCTGTATATGCTGTTGCGGTAACTGTAATATCAAATGTTGCGCCAGCTCCTGGAGCACTATTTTGTGTTGTTCCTGATACAGCGGAATAAAATGCTCCAGATGGATTGATAGAAATATTCTGTTGAATATAACCAGTGCCAGGAGTACTTTGACTACCAGTTAACAACCATGCTTCTGTATATCCTGTTGGAGCAACTTCGTTTTTAATAAAAGAAACGTTACCATCATTGGTCCACACACTTGCCACAAAGTTGTTACTATATTGTAACATATTAGTTGCTGGTAGGAAATAACCAGAACCTGCGTTGTTAAAGTTTAATTTTAAAATATTATTTGTAGTACCAAACGCTTGTGCTACACTAGCTTGAACTTGCGTTGATTGATTAAAGATGTTGCCTGTAGCAGGAATTTCATTAACGTCATAACCTTCTGATACTACACCAAATGTTCCGTATGAACTGTTACCATTAGCAGAACGTATACGTCCGCCAGCTTCGGCAAAATAACCAACATAGTTATAATAACAGAATACGCTAATTGCTTCAGTAATAGCACCAGATCCAGTAACCCACAAGCCTATACCATCGCTTAACACTTGTGTAAAGTCATTAGACACCATAGCTTTGTTGCCGCCATTGTGTAGTGTTCCATCTACTTTATAACCTACACAGCCTGTTCCAAATTGTGTAACGTTTTGAATGTAAGGAGATTTACGAATAATCCATACAGTAGTGTCATCTGGGCCGTTACCTGGATTAAAACTAACATACTTGCCGCCTGTTGGTCTTGCTAATTGGTATGCGTCTGTTTGAGATAGTTGACCTTGTAATCCAGTATTAGTTAGATTTCGCATAGTGGTACCATTAGTCATGTACCACATATCTTTCAAACAATCGCCAGCGTAAAACTGCATATTACCAAAGCCGCCAACTAGTGTAACTACATTACCTGATGCTGTTAATGTTTGTAATATTCCAGAAGCAGTTGCCGCTTGACTCAATGTCACTGTGGCAAGACTACTAATTGCTTGTGTAAATGATACAATGGTAGTTCCTGCTGGAATGCCAGTACCTGTAACATTCATACCAACTGATAAATTGGTAATTTTACTAGCATTCATGATTACTGAACTACCAGTTACAGTTGTACCAGTAAACGTTACTGTTGGAGCATTGACTATTTTAAAACTAGTTGCGGTTATTGAACTGCCTAGCACATAGTAAGTTTGTCCTGGATTAATATTAGCTTCAAAAGATGTAGTAGCATTATTAATGTAAGGACTAATAAATTGTATTGGCATTTGATCTGTTAGACCAGTTGTGCCAGTTGCTGTTATAACATTGGTAAGACCATTAGTACCAGTTGCGTAAAATGAGATACTTGTAGCAGGTTGTACTGTTACACTACGTAATTCGTCTCCAACAATAGAAACGTTTTCTGGAACAACAATTGGTAATACTTCGCTGTATGTACCTGTTTTAATATGAATAGTTGCGCTAAGGCCACTATTAGAAGTTGGTACAGAGCTAGCATTTTGATTAGTCAATGCTGTAATAACAATATTCATTAAACTAGAAATGCTAGTTGCCGTGCCGGCTTCGGCAGTCATACCTGTAAATGATTGTGCGACATAATTAACACTAGTCGCAACTGTGCCATTCAATACTTGATAGCTACTTGCTGGTGCTGTGTTTGTAGCGGCATTTTGCATTAGGCTAGACAAATAAGTCAACGATGTATAAATGTATTGAATTACTGATTCAGTTAAACTGTTAACTATTTTTGTGTTACTACCGTAATAAAAATATCGTAGAACTGCGGCAACAGTTTGACTATTTCCGCCGCGTTGCATATCGTATACTACCGCATCAATAATATAACCGGCATCTCGTTGTGTGTAAAACGGATCAAATAAACTAGATGAACTGTAAGGACTAATATTATTATTAACTTGATACAGCATCCATTGATACATTTCTGTAATCATCCATGCTTTGTTAGCTACTAACGCATTTGTAGCATTAGCATAATACTGACCTTGTCCAATAAAGTTACAAGCATATTTGATTGTTTTCCATGGCTGATCCCAAGTTAAACCATAAGAAGGAGAATCAACACCATTGTAAGTATCTACATAGTAAACATATGGTAAAACATTTATCTTTTGCCAAGCTGGAACATTGCCGTTAACTCTTAGATTATATGTGTTAGTACCGATAGGTAAAGCATAATTGCTTGGTCCAGTTGTGAATGTTGGCAAATCTCCTAATGTGTTTATTGCATTGTTAAGATTACCAGCAACATAAATTACCCAGTAGGTATTCGTAGTATCGATGTCTGGGCGATTGCCACCTACAACTTGTACTCCTTGAGTGTTTGTTGATACATTATACAAAGATGTATGATTTTGTATACAGTAATATGTAGAACTAGCCCACAATACAGTATCTCCAACTACATAACCAAAGTTATTAGTCCAAGTGTTAAGCCATTTTTTTCCAGGAATTAATAATGTCCAATAAGCAGAATTTACACCGATAAATGATAAAGATTGTCCATTAGTTAGTGTACCATTTGGTGCTCTATCTAAGACTACTTTGTTTACTGTTCCTGTGACACTAACCGAAGAAGAAACTGTTTGACTATTGTTAATAGTATAAACACCCGCTCCGCCGTTAGTTGTTCCAATAGATGTAATAATAGTACCAGCTGAAACTCCAGTAGCAGTACTTAATAACATACCTACTGCAAATGTTCCAGTAATAGTTCCGCCAATAGTTAATGCTGTTCCTGATATAGTAATTGCTGTACTAGTTGCTGTACTAGTTGAACTAGACATTAAAATTTGTCCGTTAGTTATACCAGTACCACTAACAATCATGCCAGTAGCTAAATTTTGTGAACCATTAATTACTAGTGTAGTTCCAGAACTACCAGTTGATTGATATACATAAGAAACAGAAAAACCAGATGGATCTTGCTGTGTATTGTCAACTGTAGCTTCGTATACATTACCATTACGTGTTACTACAGAACCAATTGCGTATGATTTTCCAGGTAGTCCACTCCATGCTCCTTGTATACTAAATCCCTGGTTAAACAATGACCAATTTCCAGTACTAGTACTTGGGACGTTGTTAAGATTGTTAGCTGTCTTACTAATGTAAGCATTACCGCCATATACAATAGCATCACCAATTTGATAAGTTGTACTAGAAGACCAAACAAGACTAAAATCTTGTCCAGGTAACCACATGGTAAAATTAGAAGAACTAAATGTGCCTGAACTAGTATGATATGTTGTACAAATATAAATGTCTGCGTCAACTTTTACAAGATCGTTTGCTTTATATCTGTAGCCAGACTGCCAATTTCCGAGATAAGCAACACCGTTGTACCAAACTGTCCAACTAGATTGATTAGCTTCAAGACCTAATGATGCGCTTCCAGCCGACACATGTGCTGTAGTACATTTATATGTAATGCCACCATACGTAACTACGGCTCCAACACCGTAAGTTGTACTAGGTGTCCATACTCCTAACCATGTAGATTCTTGAACATAAACAGACCAATTGGTAACATCATTAGAAAAAATTGTACTTGTATGGGCAATAGTACATTGATATAATGTTCCGTCGAATATAACTAAATTATTTAAACTGTAAAGTGTGTTAGGAGACCATGTACCTGCGAAAGTATGTCCAACAGTCATCAAACTCCAGCAAGGATACGGGCTAGCATACAAATCTGTATAAAAGTTTGAGCTAGATGTATTTGGTACTAGACAAACATAGGCTTGTCCTTGATATTGAACTACGTTATCTCTAGCGTAGACAGTTGTTGGAGCCCATGCTCCTGCCCAGTTATAACGTAATCGGCCAATTTTAAATTCTGCTGCCATGTTCTTTTCCTATTAGATCGCTGAAATTGTTTGAGCGTTTGTATATGTGTAAGACTGATTAATACGAACTACTAATTCGCCAGTATTGTCAATGTAGTAATAACAATTTTTATTGTCCCAACGATACTGATCAAATACTAAATTGGGATATGGTCGACTATGATCCGTAGCTAAACGTCCATCAAAAAAATCAACACCATATTCAAAATTTTCAAAGTTATTAGAGCTTGAGCCAGGTACATTCAATGTTAAAGAGGCCGCACTTGACAGTTGATCAATTTTATAAAAATAAAGTGTACCGTCGTTTGCTCCGCCGTCAGTTCTTTGTAATCCGTAGAAATATCTAGGATTTCCATCGCCTAGTAAATCCCCTAAATTATATTCATTACCAATGTAATATGTCATGATTTATCCTTAACTTATTTCTACCCAACTCATTACCATGTCAAGACTGCTGACAAAATTTGTCCATACCATAACATTGGTACTAGGGCCTAACACTAATCGTTCACCACCATTGATTACCCGGGCACTAGTATTAGCTGGTATTACAATATTGTTAACATAATAAGCTGTAGTACCGGCTACTGTATCAGTTAACTGAACGCTGGCTAAAATTATATTTGAAGATGTATTTGTTAAACTAAGTCCAATAACAGTTGTTCTGGCACTGGCATTAGTAACTAATGCGGTAAATGATATTGTGCCGCCTGTTGCCGCACCAGTTGTTGAATTTGCGTATGTTACAGAAGTTGCTGTACATCCAGTAACTGTATATGTCCCGTTGTAGCCAGCTACACTAATACCAGATACTGTTATAGTTTGTCCAGTTGTAAAAGGCGCTGTACCTTGGCTAGCAAATGTTAGTGTAACAGATCCGCTTGATGGCGAACCAGGAGTAACTGCTGTTACAGTTAGTTGAGTTCCTATTCCTGATGCTAAAGCGTTTTTAAAATTTGTTGTCATTTCTTATCCTATCATTAGTGCAGCTTCAATACTGATGTCTGTAGCGTCATTAAATGTTACACCTGTACTTGTTCCTGTTACGCTAATCCAATTTGTTCCGTTAAACACTTCCATATACTGTAAATCAGTATTATATCGCATCATGCCTGTTTCAGAATACTGAATGGCTGGACGATTATTACTAGTTCCTACGGGTACTACAATTCCGTATGTGCCTGGAAATTTGGCATAACCAGTTCCAGATTCTACAAATGTAGTTACAGCGTTAGGCACCACGTTAGTAATACTATTACCAACAAACTTTAAATTTCCTATTACTATGCCGCCAGTGCCGGTAGTTGAAAGATTAATGTCTGTATTTGACGATATTGCACTAATTGTATTACTACTTATCTTTAAACTGCTGGAATAAAAATTATTGGTATTTACTGTAGAAATTGTCGAAGTTGTTATGTAAGAATTTACTGCGAATACGTTGTTCCATTGTAGGCTATTTGAACCTAAATTGTAAGTTGCTGTAACGCTAGGAAGCACATCGCTATTAACTTCTCCGTCAAAAGTAACAGTATCTCCTGACGAATTACCTAGTTGTAAATTGCCGTCCGCTGTGATATTTCCAGTAGCATGCAAGTTACCGTTAACTAGTGTGTTGGCGTTTAAATTAATACTGCCGGTGCCCGATGGGCTAACATTGATATCGGTATTTGTGCCGGTTGAGCTGATTACATTGGTGTTAACTTGTAACTGCCCAACTGTAATTGTGCCTTGATATACAACTCCGTTTGCTCCGGTTGGTAGCAATGTAATTGTATTATTGGTGCTGGAAATTGTACTGTTGGCAATTGTAATTTGGCCAAGAGTAGTTGAATTTGTTACTTGAAGATTGGTAGTACGGGTAGTTCCATTGACATCTAAATCGTAGGCTGGCGTTGCTGTATTAATGCCCACACGGCTGTTAACAACATCCAAGTACAGTAGGCTCGTCTCAAAAGCTAAATTTACCCCGTTACGAAGCAAATTATCCTTTAAGAGCGGACCCGAAATTCGACCAACAGCCATTTACGCTCCCGTATACCCCGTGTTTCACGGTTAACCTAGTTTGGGATCACTCCCGCATCCTTTCGGCTCTTTGTCGGTTTACCACAGTAGAATATCGTAAAAACTTGGTCAGTTTTTACAGTAATAGTATTTAGCTGTTTTGGTTATAACCCTAATACAAGGGCCCAAATATCGGCAATATCGTTAACGTCGCTGTTTTGAATAACAGGTTGTGTTCCCCTAACTGGAATCCAACCAGCAGTGGCATCATATACTTCTGGAGTACCTATATCAGTATTGAATCTAGTAGTACCTGGTTCGGGAGTTAATTGTCTAGTAGTACTGTCGCCTTCTGGAATTGATAATCCATTGACACCCGAAAATTTAATATAGCCGTTAGTTGTACCAGATAAGGTAATCACAGAACTACTATAATTTACGATATTATAATTGTTTAACTGTATGTTACTATTGGTCAGCACCACTCCTTGTGGACTTACTGTAGGGCTTAATATTAAATCAACACTAGGATTAACACTTTTAATTGTGTTTCCAGTAATTTGAATATCGCCAGAGATCATATTTCCTGCGGTTAATGTATCCAAATTTCCAGTAGTTGAATATAACCCAAGAGCATATAAATTGTTCCATGCTAAACTGCTTGATCCTAAATTGTATACCGGAGTTATTTGATAAAATGGCGCTCCAGCATTAGTATATAATGTCTCGCCGTCCTCGGCTAGTAATATTTGTCCGTCCGAACTTAGCATTGGTTCAGACACAGGAGTTATCAATTCTAGTGGGTTTACTGGGATTATATCGCTGTGAATGCCAGCGGCAAAGGTAATAGTATCTGTGTTAGCATTACCTAGTGTTACATTACCATCCCATGTAATGTTACCGGTAGCATGTAGGCCGCCGTTAACCAAGACATTATTATTGAATATAACCGATCCAGTACCAGCAGGACTAAAATTTATGTCGCTATTGTTAGTAGATGCGATTACATTGGTACTAAAATATAAATTATCAGTAGCAAGCCCTTGTGTACTAATTGTAGGATTACTAGATTGATTAGGTTGAATGTAGATTACATCTACAAAGTTTTGTATTTGACTACCAGTGAATACTAAGTTTGAGC